ATTGAAAAGGTTAGTTATGATTATGGTTTAAAAGTAGGTAAAGCTATTGAACAAGAATGGTTCAATGATGGCTACGGAAACTATAGATATAACAACAACCAAGAATATTTCCATAAACTAAGACTTTACGCTAGAGGAGAGCAATCAATACAAAAATATAAAGATGAGTTATCTATAAATGGTGACTTAAGCTACTTAAACCTAGACTGGAAGCCAGTACCTATTATACCTAAGTTTGTAGATATTGTGGTTAATGGTATTGCTGAAAGAACCTATGATATAAAAGCTTATTCTCAAGATCCTTTTGGCGTTCAAAAAAGAACAGAGTATATGCAGTCTATATTAGATGATATGCGTACTCAAGAAATAAATAACTTTGCTGAAGAAGCTTTTGGTATTAACCTATATGCTAACGATCCAGCGTCATTGCCACAAGATGAAGAAGAATTAGCTTTACACATGCAACTTGATTATAAGCAAGCTGTAGAAATGGCAGAGGAGCAAGCTATTAATACTTTGCTTGACGGTAGTAGATATGAACTCACAAAGAAAAGATTTTATTACGATCTTGCTGTATTAGGTATTGGTGCTGTAAAAACTGAATTTAATACATCTGAAGGTGCTGTGGTAAAATATGTTGATCCAGCTAACTTAGTTTACTCTTATACTGATTCACCGTACTTTGACGATGTATATTATGTTGGTGAAGTTAAAGTTATTGCAATTAACGAATTAGTAAAACAATTCCCTCATTTATCAGAAGAAGATCTAGAGGATATTAAGCAAATGAGCACCCAAAATCTTGGTAGATACGTTACACCTAATTATAGTAACGAAAGACAAGAGGACAATAATCAAGTTTCTGTTTTATACTTCAACTATAAAACTTATATGAACGAAGTGTATAAAGTAAAAGAAACTGCTACTGGTGCTGAAAAAGCCATAGAAAAAGATGATACCTTTAATCCTCCATCTGATATGGAAGTAAACTTTACGAGACTTCAAAAACAAGTTGAAGTATTATACGAAGGTGCTATGATTATGGGTTCTGAGAAACTTCTTAAATGGGAGTTGTCAAAAAATATGATGAGACCAAAGAGTGATTACACTAAAGTTAAAATGAATTATAGTATTGTTGCTCCAAGAATGTACAATGGTAAAATTGAATCATTAGTTAGCCGCATCACTGGTTTTGCTGATATGATCCAATTAACTCATTTGAAGCTACAACAAGTAATGTCAAGAATGGTTCCTGATGGAGTTTATCTTGATGCAGATGGTTTAGCTGAAATCGATTTAGGTAACGGAACAAACTATAATCCACAAGAAGCATTAAATATGTTCTTCCAAACAGGTTCTGTTATTGGTCGATCAATGACTGCTGAAGGTGATATGAATCCTGGTCGTGTGCCTATTCAAGAGATTAGAAATAGTAATGGAGGTGCAAAATTACAAAGTTTAATTACAACCTATAACTATTATCTACAAATGATCCGCGATACAACGGGATTAAACGAAGCTCGTGATGGTAGCATGCCAGATAAAAACGCTTTAGTTGGTGTTCAAAAGCTTGCTGCAGCAAACTCAAATACCGCGACAAGACATATACTTCAAGCTGGTTTATTCTTAACCGCGGATGTAGCAGAGCAATTATCACTAAGAATATCTGATATAATAGAATACTCTCCAACAAAAGACGCGTTTATTCAAGCTATTGGAACTCACAATGTAGCTACTCTTGAAGAAATGAGTAATTTACATTTATATGACTTTGGTATATTTATTGAATTAGCTCCAGACGAAGAAGAAAAAGCTATGCTTGAAAATAATATTCAAGTAGCGTTAGCTCAGCAGAACATCGATCTTGAAGACGCTATCGATATTAGAGAAATTAAAAACGTTAGACTTGCTAATCAATTGTTAAAGGTTAGAAGAAAACAAAAAATAGAGCGAGATCAAATGATGGCTCAACAAAATATACAAGCTCAAGCTCAAGCCAATGCAGAGGCACAGCAAGTCGCTGCTCAAGCAGAAGTTCAAAAGCAACAAGTATTAACTCAGATGGAAGCTCAGATGGAGCAACTAAAGAGTCAATTAAAAATGCAAGAAACGCAAGCTGATGCAGAGCTTAAAAAGCAGTTAATGCAACTTGAGTTCCAAATGAACATGCAATTAAAAGCTATGGAAACTGAATCTTTAAAAACTCGCGAGCAACAAAAAGAAGATAGAAAGGACGAGAGAACAAAGATACAAGCTTCACAGCAAAGTGAATTAATTGAACAAAGAAGAACAGGTGCTCCACCTAAAAAGTTTGAATCTGCAGGTAATGATATACTTGGTGGATTTAATCTAGGTGGATTTGAACCTAGATAATTACTAATTTTATATTTTATTTTATGAGCAAAATTAAAAAAGACGACGACAATGTCGTAAAAGTTGATATGAAAAAGATAACTAAGTCGGTGGAAGATAATGTTGTTAAGCTAGATCTTAGCAAACCACCAGTTAGTGAAAAAGAAGAAAAAGTAGAAGATGCCGATAAAGAGCAAGAAACAACAGACGTGGCTACAGATCAACAAGCCGGAGCTGTACAAGAAGTGGTTGAAGAAGTACCACAAGGGGAAGAGACCATTCAAGATGAACAACCCGCTCTTGAAGAAATAACCAGTAAAACTGAAGAAGCTGTAGAAGAAATAACTGAAAAAGTTGAAGAAGCTATAGTTGAGGCACAAGCTACAGGAAAACCATTACCAGAGAATATCCAAAAGTTAGTTGACTTTATGGAAGAAACTGGTGGAACGTTAGAAGATTATGTTAATCTAAATAAAGATTATTCTCAATTAGATAACATGACAGCTCTAACAGAGTATTATAGAATGACAAAGCCGCATTTATCGGCTGATGAAATAGATTTTCTAATTGAAGATTCATTTAACTACGACGAAGAGTTAGACGATGAAAAAGATATTAGAAGAAAAAAGCTAGCGCTAAAAGAGCAAGTTGCAAGCGCGAAGGCCTACTTAGACGGGCAAAAGTCTAAATATTACGATCAGATTAAAGCTGGTTCTAATCTTCCGCCAGAAGCGCAGAAGGCAATGGATTTCTTTAATCGATATAACAAAGAATCAGAGGAAGCTAGCAAATTAGCAGAAAAAGCTAAATCTACGTTCTTACAAAAAACCGATCAGGTTTTTAACGACAAGTTCAAAGGTTTTGAATATAACGTCGGAGATAAGACATATAGATTTAATGTGAACAATGCTGATCAGGTTAAGGCAACTCAAAGCGACATCAATAATTTTGTCAAAAAGTTTTTGGCTGAGGATAATACGATGTCAGACGCTAAAGGTTACCACAAATCCCTGTTTACAGCAATGAACGCAGATGCTATAGCTAAACACTTTTACGATCAAGGCCGAGCAGATGCTGTCAAGGACAGTGTCGCCAAAAGTAAAAACGTAAATATGGAACCGAGACAAAATCACGGTGAAGTAAAGGTCGGCGGAACTAAGTTTAGAGTGTTAAGCGGTGAAACTTCTAATGATTTTAAAATTAAAATGAAACGAAAATAATTAATTTAAAAAATTAGAAATTATGGCAATAGCAATCCCAACAGCTGGAGGCAGTTTAAATGCTGTTCCAGCACCAGCGAAGGCTGCGTTATCGGCGAATTACGTAGACTTCACATCAAGCGCAACTTTAGGTTGGGCACAACAATACTTACCCGAATTAATCGAGCAAGAAGTAGAAAGATATGGTAAAAGAACTATCTCAGGATTTTTAGCGCAAGTAGGTGCTGAAGAAGCTAGCGCTTCTGATCGCGTTGTGTGGTCTGAGCAAGGTCGTTTACATTTATCTTATTCAGGTACTATAACCGACGCAGGTGTATTTACAGTTGCAGATTCAGGAACACACGCTATCCGTTTAGGAGCAACAGTTGTTTTATCTGATGATAATGGAGCTGTAATTCCAGGTTATGTATCTGCGATCGCAGCAGATTTAACAACAGCTACAATTCTTCCTTACGAGGCTGCTACTGTAGGTGCTGTTACTGGCTTCGATACTTATACAGATGATACTGGTAATACAGCTAGTTTATTTGTATATGGCTCTGAGTTTAACAAAGGAACTAATGGCATGGGTCTAGGTGGCGGAACCAACGATTTCGCAGCTGTTGAACCATCTTTCAAAAGTTTTAGCAACAAAATGACTATCATTAAAGATACTTATAGAGTAACTGGTTCTGATGCATCTGCTATTGGTTGGATTGAAGTTTCTGGTGAGCAAGGACAAAATGGTTACTTATGGTATTTAAAAGCTGAAGGTGACACTAGAGCTCGTTTCACTGACTACTGCGAAATGGTATGTCTTGAAGGTAAGCTTTCTGTAGCAGGCGCTGGAGCTATCGGTGGTAGCGATCTTGGTGCTGATGGTTCTGGTACTCAAGGTTTATTTGATGCAATTAGAACTTATGGACACACTACAACTGGTGTCGTAGGATCAGTTGCTTCTGAAGACTTAGGATCATTTGATGAAATCCTTAAGAAATTTGATGCTCAAGGTGCTATCGAAGAAAACATGATTTTTGCTAATAGAGCTCTTTCACTTAACATTGACGATATGTTAGCTGCTCAAAATTCTTACGGTGATGGTGGTACATCTTACGGAGTGTTTGATAACTCTGAAGATATGGCGTTAAATTTAGGTTTTTCTGGATTTAGAAGAGGTTCTTATGACTTCTACAAATCTGACTGGAAATATCTTAATGATGGTGCTTTAAGAGGTAGCTTAGGATATAACGACGTTAGAGGAGTTATTATCCCAGCTGGTGTATCTTCTGTATACGATGAAATGTTAGGGAAAAACATGAAACGTCCGTTCTTACACGTTCGTTACCGTGCTTCTCAAACTGAGTCTCGCAGAATGAAAACATGGATCACTGATTCAGTAGGTGCTGCTACTAGCGACTTAGACGTTATGACAGTAAACTACTTATCTGAAAGATGTTTAGTAACTCAAGGTGGTAACAACTTTATGTTGTTCAACTAATATTCAATAGAGGGGAGGTTAATTCCTCCTCTCTTTTTTTATTAATTTTTTATTATATTATATCATGGCAAAAAAACAAACAAAAAACACTGAAACAGAACAATTTACTGAAAATTCTACAAACGAAATAGACAATTCAGTAAGCTACAAGCAGCCCAGTAAGACTGAGATCAAGCCAACTTGGGAAATAAAAGACAGAACATACTATCTTCTAGGAGGATATAAACCAATTTCTGCAACTCTTAAATCAACTGGCATTTACTATTGGGACGAAGAAAAAAATATGGAGCGTGAGCTTAAGTATACAACAAATCAACAAACAGTATTTGTTGATGAAATGAAAGGAGAAGCTAGATTGGAGCATATAACTTTTGAAAATGGTTTTTTAATTGTTCCAAAACAAAAGCAAACCTTACAGAAATTACTTTCGTTATATCACCCTGACCTAGGTAAGCGATATGAAGAGGCAAAACCAGCAGAGGAAGCTGCAGATCAAATTGATATACTAGAAATGGAATTAGAAGCTATGACAATGGCAAAAACTATTGACATTGATCTAGCTGAAGCTGTTATGCGAGCTGAGATAGGTTCTAAGGTATCTAAGATGAGTTCTAGCGAGCTTAGAAGAGATACGATGATATTTGCTCGTAAAAATCCTAGTTTATTCTTAGATCTTGTTAATGATGAAAATGTTAACTTGAGAAATGTAGGTATTAAAGCTGTTGAAGCTAATATTATTAAAATTACCGATGACCAAAGATCTTTTGTATGGGGTTCTAATAATAGAAAGCTTATGACAATTCCTTTTGACGAGCATCCATATTCTGCTTTAGCCGCTTGGTTCAAAACTGACGAAGGCATGGAAGTCTTCAGTAGTATTGAAAAGCGATTAAAATAAGTGATTATTTATGATAGTTGGGTTACCGGATAGGTAGCCCAGCTTTCATAATAAAAGAAAATAAAATGGCAGTAAGTGTAAATACAGTATATCAAAGAGTTTTGGCTATTGCCAATAAGGAACAAAGAGGTTATATAACGCCTCAAGAATTTAACTTACTAGCTAATCAAGCTCAGATGAAAATATTTGAGCAATATTTCTATGACTTAAATCAATTCAGCAGACTCCACGGCAATGATACCAGCGTAGGCGATATGTTGGTTTTATTAGAAGAAAAAATTGCTGAATTTGAAACTCACGCAGCTGGAGTGACTAGTGGCACAACATTACCAACAGACTTATACAAAATAATAGATATTTATCATGAAACAAGTTTAGACAGAACAAGATATTCTGTTCAAAAAATTAGTAAAAAAGATTATGTTGAATATAAGACAATGCATCTTCCAATTGTTACTGAAGCTAGACCTGTTTATATTCAAGATTCAGTTGGAATATCTGTATATATATCTTTAAGTGGTAATGATGAAACTAAATTGTCTTCTGGTGTGTTTGTAGATTACATTAGAAAGCCAGCGGATGCTGTTTGGGGTTATAACGTAGTCGTTGGCCAAGCTTTATACGATGCTAGTAATTCGACGGACTTTGAGTTGCATCCATCAGAAGAAACTTCGTTGGTAAATGAAATATTAGAATTAGCTGGCATACTTATGGAAAAACCTCAATTAGTTGCAATAACTGGTAGAGAAGAAGATAAAAAAATACAACAACAAAAAATATAAATAAATGGGATTACTTAACGGAACAGATCAATCATATTATGAAGGTAGTGATTTAGGTAATTACCAATTTATATCTTTAGACAGTCTTATCAATCAGTTTATTGTGTTTTATGTAGGCGAAGATAAACTAATATCTAAAATAAAAAAGACAGACGTTGCGTTCCATGCACAAAGAGCTTTAGCAGAATTATCGTTTGACACTTTTAAATCAACAAAAGCTCAAGAGATAACAGTGCCGGCTACATTAACTATGCCTTTGCCTAGAGACTATGTAAATTACGTTAAGGTTACATGGATTGACGGCGGAGGAATTGAGCACATTGTTTATCCAATGTCAAAAAGCAGTAATCCTACTTCAATTGCTCAAGACGCTAATAACGACTATACGTTTGATGGCAGTGGTAATCTATTGACAAATGCTGAATCAACAGCTTGGGCGAACTATAAATCTGACACACCAGCAGAAAACTCACAACCAGATTTTGATTATAACGATAATATATATTGGTCTGCTGAAGGAAAAAGATATGGTTTAGATCCACAGTTTGCTCAAGTAAATGGTAATTTTTACATCGACGAATTAAAAGGTAACATTCATTTTAGTTCTAATCTTAGTGGAGAAACAGTTATATTAAAGTATATCAGCGACAGTCTAGGTACAGACGCTGAGATGCAAGTGCATAAATTAGCTGAAGAAGCTATGTACAAGCAGATTGCTTATGCTATTATATCTACTAGAGCTAATATGCCAGAATATATTGTTCAAAGATTTAAAAAAGAAGCTAGAGCTACAAAGAGACAAGCTAAACTAAGATTGTCAAACATTAAGTTAGAAGAGATTACTCAAATCCTAAGAGGTAAGTCTAAACAAATTAAACATTAATCTACATGCCAGAGTTAAAAAGAAATTTTCTGAAAGGTAAAATGAACAAAGACCTTGATGAAAGGTTAGTTCCTAATGGTGAATATAGAGATGCGTTAAACATAGAGATTTCGACATCAGAAGGCTCTGAAGTTGGTTCAGCTCAAAACTTAAAAGGCAATGAACAAGTAGGAACTAAATCTTATACTTTATCTAGCTCAGCAATATCAGTTGGCTCTTATATTGATGAAACTAATTCACATATATATAACTTTGTTAAACTAGCATCAGACTTAGAAGCTAATGGTACTTACTCTGGCAAAACTAGATACACTGGTTTTAAATCTGACGCTATAACTAGACTAACGGCAAATGATTTAACTGAAGAATATAAAGAAGAAGTTGTATTTTGTGATGTGTATGAGGTTAGACTAGAGGCTAACGCTTTTAGCGGTACAACAGTAACTGGACTTCCATTGGATATGCCTTTATACTTAAGAAAAGGCATGAGAGTTCAAGCTATTGATATTGATGGTAATGATCTTTGGGGACAAAGCAATGACGTTAGAATTGTACAAGCTTCTTGGCCCAATTTAATTGGAGCTTCTACCGGCACAATAAAAATAACTCCAGTATTAAATGTTAATAATATTTACACTTCAACAATGATTAGTGAAGGTGTAGTATTAAGATTTACTGATGAAAAAATATTAAACTTTAGAGATGGAACTTTAGAGCTTGAGCAAAATAACAAAAACGTTAATGGTGATAATGTTAATTCTTCGGCTCAATATACTCCAGCTAAAAACATAATTACTGGTATTAATATTATAGATGACTTATTATATTTTACTGATGGTTATGATGAACCAAAAAAGATTAATATAAGCAACTCAATAACAGGTAGCGGTCACGACTCTTCTGTAGCCACTAAACATCACACTAGACTTATAATACAAAAAGACGGTGTAAACGTTAATATGTCTCATGCTAAAAAATCTCACATAACATTAATTAAACCTGCCCCAACAAAAGCGCCCACAGTGCAAGGTTTTAATTCTGCTAGAGATGGAATTACAACCTCTTATTTGTATGATCAAAGTGGTACAGTTTTTGATTTATCTCCAAACGGCGTGTTATACAACATATTAGATACGTTAACGTTAACTACTAGTATTGGAAATCTTAATTGGAAAGTTGGAGATGTTATAAGAATGACTGGAGTTACTTCTAGTATTGAAGTAGACTTACAACTATTAGAAATTATTAATAGTACTACATATTTATTTGAAATAAGAAATATTCCTTCTTCTTATACAACTAGTACGCCAGCCGAAATATGGATTGCTAGATTGTTTATTAATCAAAATATATATGAAGATAAATTTGTATCTTTCGCATATAGATATAAATATAATGATAACGAATACTCTGTAATATCGCCATACTCTAAACCTTTATTTATTCCGGGTAAATATGGTTATGACCCAATATCAGGTTTTAACACCGGCATGGTTAATGATTTAAAAAGAATTGAAGTATCAGATTATATCCCTTATAATAAACCAAGAGATATTGTTGGCGTTGAATTACTATATAGAGAAACAAACTCTAGTAATGTATATGTTATAAAAAGATTAAAAATATCTGATGACGAATGGACAGATACTCAAAGTTTAAGTTTTCATAAAGGTAAAACGGTAATAAACTCTCAAGTTTTTGGTAGCACAATACCATCTGATCAACTTTTAAGATTACAAGACAATGTTCCTTTAAAAGCTGTTGCTCAAGAAATTACTGGATCTCGATTAATGCTTGGTAACTATACTGAAAATTATGATTTAGTTGATGGTTCTAAATTACCAGTAAAGGCTAGAATACTAACCGACGCTGTTACAACAAATATTAATAGTGAGCTTTTAGTAAATTCAGAGAATACTTTTGAAGCGTCTCAATTAGAGCCAATACAAACTTATGACACGGTACTACCCTGTGGCGTAGAAGCAATAGATGGTGATATTGGCGATAATTATAATACAACAACATACAAGTATACAGCACCTATTACCGGTAACTATACTTTTGAAGCTAGTTGTAAATGGAGTGCGCTAAATCATATTGTAGCTCAAAATGTGAATAATATTGACTATTACATGTGGATATTTCCTTGGGCTAGATTAGATTTAATTAATGATGGAACTGGAGATACTATAGCTTATGGTCAAATTGGCGGACTTGATGAAGACGCTAGTATAGCTTTTCAAGAATCATATTTTGAGCAGTTTACAAATCAACCTTTTAATGGTCTTGCAGGAAATCCTCTACCAACAGGGAATGAGAATGATGGCTTTTTTATAAATAATTTTGATATTAGTATTCCAAGTTATTCTCCACAATTATTAACATTTAATAAAACTGTATATTTAACAGCAGGGACAGTAGTTTATATGAAAATTGTAGCACAAGACGCTACTGATAATACTACTTTACCACAAGGTAATATTTCTAATGGAACAAATGAATACACTTATACCTTGTCTAACAGCAACCTTCCACTTGATACTTTCTCTTGGTTAAACTCAACTCATGATGTTCAAGTAACCGAAGGATCGTTTAAATGCACAGCCGCTCCAGAATATAACGGAACATTTAATATTACTAATGGTTCTCAATCTGTTAAAACAGAAAGAAAATATCAACTAGGTATAGTATATAGAGATAGATATAACAGACAATCTACAGTATTAATAGATGATGATAGCGCTTTGTCAATTTCTAAACAATATTCAGAAAATTCAAATAAAATTCAAGTAAAAGTTCTTAATAAAGCGCCATGGTGGGCAACTCACTATAAGTTCTTTATCAAAGAAAATGCTGGTATATATCACAATTTAACTTTATCTGCTGCTTATTTAAACAATGATGCCAGCGCTTTAGCTCAGCACCTATGGCTTTCGTTTAACTCAGATGATATTGATAAAGTCAAGAAAGGTGACTTTATAGCCGCTAAAAAAGTTCATGGTACAAATCTTGCTTCTAATACACCAGCTCAAAGATGGAAAGTTCTAGACATTAGTAATTCAAATCCAATATCTTCTGATGGTGTAACTCCATTAATTGAAAACGTATCTGAGGTTGTTGGTAAATTTTTTGTTAAAATAGCAAAAGATATTTACACAAATGCTTTTCTTGGAACAAGTTTTCCTATTGCGCCAAGTCCTAATGCTGCTGTATTTGAAGTTCAGCCTAAAGAAACAATAGACTTAGATATATACTACGAACTTGGTAATGCTTATCCAGTTAAGCTAGACGCTAACACACTGTTTGAATATATAGACAAAGGCGCTAAATTAAAACTTATAAGCGTGTGGGATCCAGCTTGGGTAGAAGAAGGCGCTCAAGCATATAGACAAGATACAATTGATTCTTTAAAAGAAATTATTGACGAGCAAAACTTATTTGTAACTGGCTTAACTGGAGCGAAATCATTTAGTTTTAATGGCATTGACAACGCGGACTATTATAGTTCAGCGCATGTTACTGTTGATCAAAATGTTTCATTAAACTTACCAGTTAACGGAACAATTATAATTGGTTTTGAAAATAAAGATGGCAGTATAGTGTCTTTGTCGTTAGCAAAAAGCTGCACAGATTCAAATATATTAAGCTTTAAGCCAATAACGCACAGTTATGATAACTTTAACATTAGCATACCTATAATATTACCTTGGTATAACTGTATATCATTTGGAAATGGCGTTGAATCAGATTGTATAAACGACGATTTTAATGCAAATAGAATATTCCCATATACATCCACTGGAAAACAAAGTGGATTTAATGTCAATGTAGTATTTAACGATTACAAACAAGAGCATAAGAAAAACGATATAATATTCTCTCAAATTTACAATGAAAAATCAAACGTAAATAGATTTAATGAATTTTTAATTGATGATGATATTGTTAAACAATTAACTCCAGAGCATGGAAGTATACAAAAACTATATACTAGAAACACAGACTTATTAGCGTTTTGCGAAAGAAAGGTATTAAAAATATATGCTAACAAAGATATATTATATAATGCTGATGGTAATTCTCAATTAACAACTAGTGATAAAGTTCTTGGAGCTTTTTCATCATTTGCTGGGGACTACGGAATTAGCACAAATCCAGAGTCGTTCGCTGTAGATCAATATAGAATATATTTTGTGGATAAAGCAAAAGGCGCTGTATTAAGACTTTCTGGTGATGGTATAACAGTTATATCTGATTATGGCATGGCAGATTGGTTTAATGATACTTTTAAAAAGTCTAAATCATTAATTGGTAGCTTTGATCAAGACAAAGGAGAGTATAATATTACAGCACATAAAATTACTTATCCTAGTTATAAAAAAGATGTTTATACTGTTAGCTTTACAGAAACTACTAATGGTTGGTCAAGTTTCAAATCTTTTATATTAGAGCAAGGCGCTTCTTTAAACAACCAGTATTACACATTAAAAAATGGAAACTTTTGGTTACATAACAGTGACAATGTTAGTAGAAATAACTTTTATGGAAATCAATACTACTCGTCTATTACCCCTATTGTAAACGACTATCCTAGTTCAGTTAAAAGTTTTGCAACTATAAACTATGAAGGAACACAATCTAAAGTAAATCAAAATACGAGCGATAGCAATTATTACAATTTATCTTCTCAAAATGGTTGGTATGTAGACTATATACAAACTGATTTGCAAAGTGGTATTGTAGCTGAATTTTTAAATAAAGAAGGTAAGTGGTTTAACAATATACTTGGTAATGCTACGAGTTACACAAATCCGCAAGAGGGAGTTACAACTTCAAATAATTTAGACACTCATAATATTTCTGTTCAAGGTATTGGCACTCCTACCAATGTTGATGGAACAACAACTGGATTTGGTTATAAAATATCTGTAAATATGACCGCCGTAAGTAGTGGTTGGGAATCTAGTGGGTTTATTGAATATAATGTTACTAGCAAATCTAATGGCGAAGAAGATACGTTTATTATATCTCCAAAGCCAGGATATTCTATATCCGCAACTAATTTTACGGCGATAGGCGCTGACACTTATGTAAACTCTATTACTTATGCTGATAATGGAACTGCTGGCGCAGCAAACAACACGGTTACAGCTACAATTAACTGGAAAGCAATAACGCTAGTTTCTGATCTAATATACAATATCAGTGATACTGGTGGATATAGTGAAAATACTTTTTATTATAATACGCTATTAACTATATATAGAGATACAGCTAAAGAAGATGTTACCATAACATCATTGGTACCATCTATAGATGATTCTCAAGGTAATGTACAAAGTGGAGCAACAATAACTGATGTGTCAACAGCTGGAAGCACAATTGAAACTTATAGCGTTACAGGTGTTACGCCTAAAAATATACCTATAAACTTATACAAAGTTAAACTTCAAGCCAAACCTGGTCTATATTACTTTAATAGTGGTCCAACGGTAAATTTTTCAGATAATGCTCAAAATCAAAATGCTTTTGAAATACTAAGTGAAACTGTTGAAAGAAATAGTCTTGACTTAATTATTAGCAAAACTATTATAATTAAATACAACCCTACTCAAGACGTTGATTTTTCTGATGAAATTAATGTTGGATATGGAGGCGGTACGGTAATATCTAGCTACGCAGTATTTAATTCAAATAATATTGTTGTCGCTTATGACGCTAGTGAAATTATATTGCCATTTTCAACAAATGTAAGTTATTTAGGTTTTACTGCTACATCAACAGATGATACTAACGCTGCAATTACAGCGGTTACAGCTTCTTATGTTAAAGTTAACCTTACGACAAACGCTGAAAGTACTAGAACTTTTACAATAAGTTTGTTTGCTGCAAATAATGCTTCTGTAACGCCTAATGACACAATAGTTATTACTCAAACACAAAGTGGCGTAAACTATGTTGAGTTAACAACTTTAGATGGAAGCTCTTCAATAACAGTGTCTCCAGACATAGAGCTTGATCCTATAACATTGTTTAGCGATGGCACAACCTATGGATTTGTAAAAAGTTTTTATTTGTATACTAATGGTGCCGCGCCAACATTATCAACATTTTATGATGGTGGTGAACTTTGGTTAAATCCGTTTGTTGTTTATGCAACATCAGATCCAACTGTATACATTGGAAGGGTGTCTATTCTTCAAAATACAACTGGATCTAGTAGAGTTGGTACTATAACACTAGAGCATTCTGCAGATCCCGGTATTACAGATACACTTACTATAACTCAAGAGGCTTACGATTCAGCAACTGATACCGTTACATTTGACGATGCTGATAACTTTATCTCTGTAGATCAATACGGAATTAGTGGAACTATCGATATAACAGCAGCAAATATTACATCGACACTACCATCTGTTATTTTGCAAGATCCTAATAATGAGTTGTCTGAATATATTATTTTACAAAATATTGTTGATAATGGTGGCGGTTCTTATAGTATAAATTACTCTGTATTAGCTAATGAAACAACTTTAACTAAAACATTTGTACTAAAAGCATATCATCCAAATAATAGATTTCCAAATGCTACGGCAAATGATACTTTGTATATAGATCAACTTGCAATTCCTTATGCAAACTTTGAACCAACTGAAGGTGTACAAAGTCAAATTGAAATGAGTAGCGCTGGCGAAACAGATTATCAGTTAAATGTAAATCATAATGATTATATGGTGGGCGCCGCCTCTGTGCCAAACACTCAATTTTTAGCATACAACAGTGGAACTGGTTTATATGATATTGATATAACAACAACGCCAGGTATCACTTGGATTCCTTACGCTAATGTTAGTTGGACTAACTCTGCGAATAATGTGGATGGCAATGGTATATTAGAATTTGATGTGAGCGCTAATCCACCCCCTGGTAGTACAAGAAGTATAGTGTTAGGAGTATTTCATTCTAATAATTCTAGTACTACACCAAACGATACAATAACGATTAATCAAGTTTCAAGCTAATGGCAGATATTACTATAACATTTGGTCAAAATATAAATTCATCTTTATCTGTTGGAGATTCAATTTATTATGTTAGTTTAGCAACTTCAGGTGGTTTTAATGTATCGTCTGGAGATATTGTTAAACTTGGGACAGTTACATCAAAGACAAGCACTACAGTTGTTGTAGACACGCCAGATAACGTTACTGTACCAACGACAAGTGATTTTATATTTTTTAGTAAAGATAATGCTGTTAACTTAAGCTCACTACTTGGGTACTATGCAGAAGTAAAGTTTACTAATAATTCTACTAATGCAGCAGAACTATTTAGTATAGGTATAGACGTAGTAGAAAGCAGTAAATAAGCACCCTAGAGTGTGATTATTAAATAACAATATAATATGAAAAAGAAGCAAAAATATGTAGGTTCATCGCCGATGAAAATTCCTTTTGCCCCTTGGATGATAACGGCAGGTCTTGGGGTGATTCAAGCGTACCAAGGTAGTAAGGCTAAAAAAAGAGCGGCTAGAGCTCAAAGAGAAGCTGAAGAAGCTGCTGCGCCATATTTAGAGGCATATAAATCATACGAATATAAAAATCCATACGAAGGTATGGAAAACGTATACGAAGATATGCGCGTTAATACTCAAGCGGCTGAGTTTCAAAAAGAGCAACTAGCGCAGCAGCAAGCTGACATATTACAAGGATTACAAGGTGCGGCTGGTGGAGCAGGTGTTGCTGCGTTAGCCCAATCAATGGCTAGAGCAGGCGCTGTGCAAGCACAAAGAATATCTGCTGACATTAGTAGACAAGAAACCGCCAGAGAGCAAGCTAAACTACAAGAACAATCAAGAATACAAGGTTTACAAAGATATGGTGAGCAACTTGTCGACCAGCAAGAGATGCAAAGAAATATGGATCTTTATAATATTGAAACTGGCAAAGCTGGAATAGCAGCTCAACAGTTTGCGGCTGGCCAACAACAAATGATGGGTGGTATTGGTCAAGTAGCTTCTGCTGGACTTCAAGCTTATAGCGCTGGTATGTTTGATGGGGCTCCAAGCACTTCTAATTTAGCAATGGCGCCAGGATCAACTTTACCTGGAAACACACTTGACTCATCATACATGTCTCCTACTTATGGTGCGAACCCTGCTTTCTCAGGCGTTAACTTTGGACCTCAAGATCTGCAAATTCCATACGGGCCAGAAAACGGTACAGGAATTAACGTAGGCGGTGGTTTTCCATCATATAATCTTTAAGAATAATGGCAAAGAAACAAGATCAATTAACATCGTTTAGACCACAAGATTACTCTGGGTTTGTTCAATCGACATTAGCATTAGAAAAAGCTAAAGCTCAAGATCCAATGGCTGGTTTTGCAGCTTTTGCAACGCCAATATTAACAGAACTTGATCGTCAAGCAGGCGTGGTTGCTAAAGCTAAAGAGACTTTTTTAGAAAATATGCCTGATGATTTTCAAGTAGAACTTGTATCACCAGAACTAAAAGGACAATTAACTGAAAAACTAAAAGATTATAAAACTGAATATTTAGAAGGCGTAGATCTTTTGTCTAAGCATGCTAACAATCCAAACTCAATGGAGTACAAAAGAGGTGTTGAGATTACAGAAGGTGCTAAAAACAAAATGATGAACACCTACAATGGCTTAGTAAAACTTCAACAAGACAGAACGTTTGAAATAAACAATGCTAATAGTAGAGGTTACAATGAAACAGCTAACACAGCTTTAGCTGATCAATTAGTAATAGGTCTTAATGCTAGTCAAGTAACTTATGATGAAAATGGTAACCCAATATATAACTCTGGCTTAGAAGGTGTCAATCCTATAAATGTTAATGATTATAAAAGAACAACAACGTTTGATAAAAATTCATTAAATAGCATTAACACACAGTTTGTAGATCAACCATATAACCTTGGAGCTAAAGGGTATGATAAAGGGCAATTCGACATAATTAATAAAAACTATGCTTCTTCAATATCTGGAAACAAGCAGCTAGCTGATCAATTATTTTTCATGGGGGTCACCGGCGATAACAATGGTGAAACAGCTATTTTAAATCACATTGAAAAAGTAAACAATGACAGTATTACAGATAATGATTTAATACCACTAGAAAGAGGCGCTAACGGCAAAGTGATACCACCTAGCAAAAGTGCTAATAATATGAATGCTTTAAAAAACTATCTTGTTACTATGGGCGAAGATTCTTATGCTAATGGTGCTAAACAAGTTAAAATAGAAGCAGAAAAAGAAAGAATTAATATTCCTAATTTGGGTGGATATGTTTATCCTGGTAAAGTTAGAGAGTTTCTTCAAAATGTGGACTCTGGAAAGAACATTAAGCCGCTTGGCGCAATATACCATTACAAGAAAGAAGCAAACGGCAAATGGCGAGCTTACTACATAAGCGATAATACGCCTGTTCTCGCTAGTGGCAATAATTTTCCAATTTCATTTAACTCAAATGATGAATTAAAAGAATACTTTGATGTAACACCTTTTGTATCTGATAAAGTTGGTTACGAGTATACTGCTCCGGCAACTAGCGAAACAACTACATCGACAACTACTACTAGCAACGCTCTTGATGACGCTTTAAGCGTTGTAAGTGAGAAAGAGCAAGATTTAAGAGATCAATTAAGTAAGGTTGAAGAGGAAATTCAAGGTTTAACAAGTTATTATGGTGAAGGTGTTTTTAAGCCTCAGAGAGGACTTACAGAATATCTGAGCTTTTCAAGACGTAAAGCTAAAAGGCTTATGAAAGAAAAGCAAGACCTTGAAAAAAAATTAAGCAAGTTTGAAAAACCAAAGGAATCCAAAACAAACGACGAAGGCTTTAGTGGCGAATTAAGTGAAGAGGCAAGCGAAATAATAAATTCATATCAAGATGCAGAAAAATTAGAAGCGGCTATAAATGACGGTACAATAACAAATAAAGAAGTTATTGCTTTTGTTAACATGTTGAAAACAGAAAACGCTTAATAAATATGTTTGAATTTAACGGTGAAAATTGGACTGTAGAAGATATACAAGCTGCAGCAGATAAACAAGGTATGTCTTATGACGAGGCTTTTGAAAAGCTAACACAAGCTGGAATGACTAAATCCTATAGTCTAGATCCAAGGTTTAAACCTATAGAAGACGGCTATTTTGCAAAGCCAGCTAGCATTAGAAAAACTCCAGAAGAAATAAAAGCCGAGCAAGACGCTATTAAAGCCGGTAGAATTAATCTTTTATTAGGCTCTAATGTACCTATAGAAATTGCCGTAGCTTTAGAGCCTATAGTTGGAATATCCGCTGGTTTTAGTAGCGCTATTCCTAGGCTTGCGGGTGGGCTAGTTGAAGGTGTCGATTCATTTTGGCAACCATTAGTTGCCTTAGCAACTGGTAAAAGCTTAAGAGAGGTTGATGAAATGGGATATGACATACCTGGTGAAAAACTTATTGAAATTGCTAACGAACTTAGTGCTTTGCAGTCTACTTTTTACGATGAAAAAGGTCAACAAGAAGAATTAATAGACTTAATTAAAGGCGGAAAATATGATGACGCTGGCGTTATGGCTGCAGAGCAACTTTTCGCAAATATTCCTCAACTAGCTATTTCTTTTAGTATGCCTAGAGCCGGTGGAGCTTTATTAGGCGCTTCAGTCTATGGGGAGGAGTTTAGCAGACAACAAAAAGAAAGATTAGATCAAGACATGTCAAAAGTGTATCTTAACTCTTTTATGAAAGGCACGTCTGAGTTTGGAACAGAATATCTTGGAGGTAAGATAGGTAGATACGCGTCTGGACTATCAAGATCTGGATTAGCAAAAAACGCTGTCAAAGATTTTACTAAAAACGCTTTTGTTAATTCGCTAGCAAAGGCTGGAATTGGATTTACTGGTGAAGCTTTGACTGAAGGCGCAACTGGCGTCTTTCAGAAGCTTTCAGATGCAATTGTATTTGACGACGAAATTTCAATACAAGAATATTTTAGAACATTTGTAAATGATGCTTTAATAGGCGGTTTTCTTGGAGGGACTGTTTCTGGAGTAACTTACAATGTAAATAGACCTACAAAAGAAAATATATATCAATTATTAGCACCAAAAACGTGGCAGCAAGAACAACTAGCAATAAGCAAAAAAATAGAAAAAGCTGAAGCTGAGCTAGAAACAGCTGATGAAATTGCCAAGCCTATTATACAAAAGCAAATTGATAGTTTAAAAAAAGTTGAGAAAGATAATCTTAATAAATTATATTCTTCTTTTGACAGCTTAACAAAGCAAGAGCTTGAAGCTTATGCCGCGGAGTTTGACAGAATACAAGGATTAGAAAAAATAATAACTGGTGGAAAAAAATATTCTGATTCAGCAAAAGAACTTGCAGAAACTGAACTGCTACAAGTATACGCAACTTTAGAAGGTTTAACTGGAAAAAATGTTAATATAGATATTGAAACTGAGCTTGAATTAGGTAGAACAATAAGAAACTATCAAAACATCGTAAAAGAAAGAGGTAGATTTGGTTTTAGCAAAAAAGATTTAGACATAAAATATTTAGAAACTACAGATCAAGTTGACAAGCTAATCGAAAGTAGACCAGACTTGTCTGGCGTAAACAAAGCTGACGGCATGTTTTTGACGCAGAATAAAGAAACTGGAAAAAAGACGATATATATAAATATGCCAGTTGCCTCAATAACAGGTCAAACTAACGTACTAGGTCATGAGTATTTGCATTATATTGTGTCTAGAGCTTTTAAAACAGACGCTGAAAATTTAAAGCCAGCTGTTAAAGCGTTTTTTGACTACGTTAAATCCGTTGATAGCGATCTTGCTACTAGAATTGAAGATAAGATAGCAAATAATTATGGTAAAATTATTGGTTATCAAAAAAACAAAAACAATGAAGATATACCTATAAGAGTTAAGCGATATAATTCTGACGGTTTATTAGACTTAGAAAGAAAAGATGATATAGAAGAATATTTTAATATATTTTCAGATTTAACTAAAAATAATAAAATAGCTAAAGTTGAAGAAAAAACCGCTGGTCTTATAAACTCTTTTAGAACATTAACGAGAGGTTTAGGATTTGGTAAAGTAGACTTTAGAAATGGAAAAGAAATATTTGATTTTATACAAGATTACAACACTAATCTAAGCAAAGAAGGCGTTATAGGTAAAATAGCAGCAAAAAGAATTTCTAAAGTAAAACTGACTGGATTAAAAGCCGCAGACAAACAAACTACAGCACCAACGTCTAAAGAGTCTCGTTCTTACACTAAAACACCAAGAGATATTCGCATCGACAAGCTTGGCGAACAATACACCAAAGAACAATGGGATAAGCGTGGTGCTGAAGAAGCTATAGGCGAATTATATATGAGTGGCGATCTTGAAGCTATTGTAAAAAACAATTTATCAAGCGCGCTTAGAGATTTGCCAGGATTTTCAGAGGAAGACTTTGTAAGCGAAACCATAGCAGAGCTAATACCTCATATTAAAAACTTTAACATTAACAGAAAAGAAGATCAAGCAAGTTTTGGTTTATCTGGCTGGATTAGAGGACAGGTTAATAATAAGATAGGTAATGTACTAAAAGCTAAAAAAGCTACAAGAGAAGCGTTCGAGAGCGATATAGAAGAGTCTACGCAAGCTCAAGTTGCTGTAGCTGAAGAACAAGAAATAGAACTTCTTGAAGAACAAGATTTATCTTTAGTAGGTCAAGCTAAAGCTTTAAAAGAAAAAACCGAAAGACAATCAAAATTTAGAAGACAGCTAGGGTTTGAAACTGGCGGAGAAATGTATAATAAAGTTTTAAGCTCTGCTAAAAAAAGTGTATTATTAGCGTATAGAAAAACTCAAAGCATAGAAGATCCAGCTCAAAGAGCTAAAGCTATTAAAGACTTATTAAGAAAAGAATATTTTACTAGCGGTTTAACTAGCGATTTATTTAAAGCTACTAAAAACTTCTTAGGCACAAAAGACTATATTAAAAACTTAAAAGAATATAGAGAAGCAATTATAGAAGGTTTGTCGACAGCTGATTTAGTTCAGATGGAAAGAAACGTACCTGATAACGAAAGAGTATTTACGGTATTTGATAAAAAACTTACTAAAATTCAAGAAGTTGAAGATGCTGTAAACAAAGGTTTACTACCAACAGAAGCTATAAATACTATTGGAAAAGGTACAGCTGTAAACTTATATAGAAAGCGCATGCCTACTGAACAAGAGCTTGTGTCTTTTGCTGATCAACCGGCTATAAACCCTGTTACAGGCCAAAGATCTGGTTTAAAAGGAACTAGAAAAGATGGCTTTGCAAAAGCTATATCTAATACTTTAGTGCTTGATGCTGTAATGGAAGTTAGACAAAGCGAGGACGTTGTTGAAGCTTTAGAAGACGACGCTGTAGCTCAGTTAGATTTAATGGCGTTATCTGACGCTGTAGGTAGAGAAGTTGATGTTAAATTTTCTAAGTCTACAGCAGTAGCTGAAGTTGAAATCGGCTTAGCTATAGGTAGTTTAAATACTCGTGCTTATAATAATATTAGATTTTCAAGATCGCATCGTGAAGCTTATGAAGCTAGACTAACTAAAAAAAGAACTGACTTAAGTGAAGAACAAATCAAAGGTGCTGTTGAGTCTGTTTTTAAGTTTGTTGATGGTGACAACATACCTAACAATAAAAAATATAAGTATGAAAAACTAGCTATGCACTACATGGCTAATGGGTACTTAATATTACCTGAAGATGGCTACAAAGTTATTGAAGCTGAAAGATTGGCCTCTATAAAGAAGATAGATCCATTCTCTGTTGGTAATCCTAATGAGATAATAGAAAAGTACGCTGGAACAGTTAAAGCTGCTAAAATTAATCCTAACAACGTTAAAGAGCTTAGCAACCCTAAGGAACTCTACAAAGGTGTTGTATCTTATGATGTTGAATGGACTAAAGATGGTCAGAAAGCCGTTAGAAAAATTGTTGACTCTCACTGGGGCAAAAAATCCAATCCTTGGTGTTTGATCGCTAGACAAGGTGAATACTACGGCAGTGATCAAGCTTATTCTAAGCAAGAGCGTGATGAAATGATTGCAGAACAAGAAGCAGTAGGTAGATCTGTACAAGTTACCGAATATAAAGAAGACGGACAAACTGTATATGAACTAACAATTACAACAAAACCTGATCCTAAAAACGAACTTAACGAAGCTTATGATCATTGGTTATCTTACAACAAAAATTCTAAAACTAATAAAGAGTTAGATGGTTATAAGTTAATATTCCAAAATGGAAAACTAACTCACTTTCGAGACGGATCTAGAAAGTACTGGGATAAACAAGATGAATCTACTGATTTTTTAAGTAAAAATCTTCCAGATGCTATTTCTAAAGACGGTTATACTCAAAAACGCATCTTAAACTTAGAAACTGGTAAAGTAGAGATAACGCAAGAGGTTAAAGAAACTGGTGACAAGCAGAACGGTCTTCATGTTAAAGCTAAAAGAGATTACATTTTCGATCGTAATGGTCAGCGTTATAAGTATGAGGATGTTCAGGAAACCATGTATAAAAACGGAGAATACGTTTCAAGTACTAGATTTGAGAAAAGTGATTACGGAAAAGGTAACATTAGAACATTTAAAACTACTTTTACTGAAGATGGTAGAATGATCAGAGAAAGCACAGAAACGATTAGCGGTGAGCTTAATACTGATCTTCTTACTAAAGCTAAAAAAACTATAAAAACATTAACTGGTAAAGACTCTGCTCTAGATATTAAAAATGTATTAAAAGTAAAAATCGAAACTAAACTAGTAGGAAGCGACTTTGGCCCTACTGTAGAGACTTACTATGGTGAGATAAATGGTAAAAAAGCTACAATAGAATTAGAGCACGATGGAGATACGTTTATTACCGGTTTTAAGTTTGACGATATAAAAGTAAACGGCGAAAGCGTTTTACCGATCTCTGCAAAGTCTATTAAATTTAGCATGAGCGCTAATGATAATTTCGAAGGTGTTAAGCAACTAACAAAGTATTCGTTTACAAAAACACAAACTGAAAAAGTATTACAAGCGATACTAAAAGAGCAAGTTACCATTGAGAAAAGGCTTAACACTGAAAATGAACAAGACGGAGATCAAACCGCGTTAGTACTTTTATCTGAGCTTGAATCTACTATTCAAGATGATATTCCTCCTTTAGATGCTTATAATAAAATAATAAGTAAGTTTCCACAAGGATCAGCTAATGTAAGTTTTAAATCTCCAGCTGAGTTTGTTAAATATGTTAAAGAAACTACTCTACCTGTTATAAGGCAAGAAGGTTTTAGATCTTTAGTAAAATACTTAGAAAATAAACTAGAAAATGTAAAGACTGATGCTGATCGTAAAAAAATAGTTGACTCATTTATACGTAGTGTAGGTAGAAGTGCTAGAACAGCTAAAGTTTTTGGTATAACTACTAACAGGGCTTTAAAAGAACAAGTTTTAGATCAAGTTTTAAGTAAAGATCTTTTAAGTCAATATAAGCTAGTTGACGCGAAATTTGGAGGTCAAACATTTGAAAACGTAGAGCTTTACGAAAATATTGAAAATATAAAAAATAATGTTAGAAATCCTAAAAGTGGTCTTAGAGAAAAAATAAATGAACAAGCTGAAGAAGCTAGAGAGTTTATGCTTGAAATACTAGACAGTGATTTGTCTTTGCCAGAAAAGTATGCCATTATAGATTTACTAGCCGTAGATCAAAGAGGTACTATTAGAAAAATGTACACAATGGGCACTAGTGTAACGTCAGGTAGTGAATTGTTTTCTAAAGAACTAACGCTAGAGCATGAAATAACTGTAAGTGACATGGTTAGCTATTTAAAAGCTTATGCTAAAAACGAAAACAAAGCTGAAGCTAAAAAAGTATTAGAAGGAATATTAAACCAAGCTAGAGTTCATGTTTTACCTAAAGGAATAGATGACGTTTTAAACTCAGAAGGTCTTAAAAGTACTGGAGGCAGAACAAGATACCAAAACGAAAAAGTAAAAAATTATTTGAATGATCTTGCTAAAAGAGGAATAATCGATAGTCTACCAATTGAACTTACAGAAGTTAATGATATAGCAATATTAGGCAAGGCTTTAAAATTTTCTAGATCAGCTAATAATCCAACAAAAGGAATTACTGTATTAGATTTTGATGATACACTTGCAACTAGTAAATCATTAGTTAAATTTACGAGACCAGATGGCTCTAAAGGCACACTGACGCCAGAGCAATATGCTTCTACTTATGAAGATCTCTTAAGTCTCGGGTATGAATTTGATTTCTCAGAGTTTAGTAAAGTTGTCGACGGTAAACCCGCGCCACTATTAAATAAAGCTAAAAAATTAGCTGGTAAGTTTGGAACAAAAAACATGTTTATATTAACTGCTAGACCAGCAGATTCAGCACCAGCAATACAAAAGTTTTTAAAAGAAAATGGATTAGATATACCTTTAAAAAACATAACTGGTTTAGGTAATTCAACAGCTGAAGCAAAAGCTTTGTGGATCGCAGAAAAAGCTGCTGAAGGTTATAATGATTTTTACTTTGCTGACGACGCTCTTAAAAACGTTCAAGCTGTAGATAACATGCTAGAGCAATTTGATGTCAAGTCAAAAGTTCAACAAGCTAGAATTAAGTTTAGTAGATCAATGAGCGATCAATTAAACAAAATGATTGAGCGAACTAAAGGTATTGGATCTGAACAAACATTTGATGAAGCTACAGCAAAACAGTTAGGTAAAGATAAAGGTAAAACTGAAATATTCATATCTTCTGGAGCTGATGATTTTAAAGGTCTCATGATGCGTTTAGCTGGTAAAGGTGAGCAAGGAGATCGTGACATGGAGTTCTTTAAAGAAAATTTATTTGATCCATACAACAGAGCTTATCGTCAAATGGACGAATATGCTTATAATATGTTAAACGATCTTGATTCATTAATTAAAGAATACCCAGACGTTAGAAAAAGATTTAAGCAAAAACTTAAAGGCACTGAGTTTGAAATTGATCAAGCAATAAGAATATATTTGTGGAATAAAAATGGTCAAGAGATACCAGGGTTGTCTGAAGAGCAAGCTAAAAAAATCGCTGGTAAAGTCGCTTTAGATTCAAGGTTAGTTGAGTTTGCAAACAAGCTTAACAGAATACCTAAACTGCAAGACAAATATACTGATGCAAAAGAAAATTGGCAAGCTGAAAATATTAAGGCAGACATTTATAACGCTGTAAAAGATTCTAGACCAGGATTTTTAGATCAATGGCAGAAAAATGTTGATGAGCTATTTAGTCAAGAGAATTTAAACAAACTAGAAGCTGTTTATGGGACTCAATATGTCAATGATCTTAAGAACATGCTTTATAGAATGAAAACTGGTGAAAATAGACCCACTGGTAAAGATGCAGATACTAATAAATTTTTGAACTGGATTAACAACTCTGTTGGTGCTATCATGTTCTTTAATGCTAGATCTGCCGTGCTACAGTTGCTTTCTACAGTGAACTATTTAGATTATCAAAACAATAATGTATTTGCCGCTGCTAAAGCGTTTGCTAATCAAAAACAGTTTTGGTCAGACTTCGTCTTCTTGTTTAATTCACCAATGTTAAAAATGAGACGCGCTGGAACACAGATAGATGTTAGTGCGGCTGATATTGCTGAAACAGTTAGAGGTAAAAGAAATCCCGCTAAAGCTGTTATTGCTTATTTATTAAGAAAAGGTTTTACTCCAACACAAATCGGTGATAGCTTAGCTATTTCATTTGGAGGTGCAACCTACTATAGAAACCAAGTTGAATTTTACAGAAATCAAGGTTTAAGCTTACAAAAAGCTGAAGAAAAAGCATTTTCTGATTTTCAAGAAAAAACTGAAGAGGCTCAGCAGTCTAGTAGACCTGATAAAATTTCAAGACAACAAGCGTCTGTACTTGGTCGTTTAATACTAGCGTTCCAAAATACTCCAATGCAGTATAATCGTATTATTAAAAAAGCTGTATTAGATTTAGTTAATAAACGTGGTAATACTGGAACAAACATTAGTAAGATAATATACTACGGAACAGCTCAAGGATTAATATTTAACGCTCTTCAAAATGCAATATTTGCTTTAGACTTTGATGATGAAGAAGAAAAAATGACTGAAGATGAAAGAGCTAAATACGAAAAATTCAAGAACACTAAATACGAAAGAATAATTGACGGCATGATTAGCTCTTTGCTTAGAGGTTCTGGATTGAAGGGAGCTTATATCGACGCTTCTTATAACACTATTAAAGAGTTTCAAAAACAAAGAGAAAAAGAATGGAAAGCTGATCATGCTTACACAGTAATAAAAGCAGTAAATGTATCTCCAGCGATTGGATCTAAGTTAAGAAAACTATATCAAGCTACTCAATCTGATAAGTTTAACAAAAATATATACGATCACATGAGTTATGGTGATATTAATCATCCAGTATATGACATTGCATCAAGCGCTATAGAAGCGACCACTAATGCTCCAACCCAGCGTATACATAATAAGTTAAAAAATATAAGCACAGCATTAGGTGATAATATTGCTACTTGGCAGCGTTTAGCTTTAATGCTTGGTTGGGATAGATTTGGATTAGGCGTTGAAGAACCAGACTCTAGAGTAAAAGCTAAAGAAGAAGCTAAACAGGAAAAGAAAGAAGCACTGAAAAATCGCGAACCTAAAAAAGGTGAGGTTAGATGCGGAGCGATAACCTCTAGTGGTAAGCGGTGCAAAAATCTAACAACAAATAAATCTGGGCTTTGTTATGCTCACGAATAATTATGTAATAATAAAAAGTAATGGCACCTGTAGATAAAGAAATAGCTTTAATGCAACAGAGAATGGATCAACTAGACAACAAACTTGATAAGTTAGATGAAAAGTTAGATATGTTAACTAAGCAATTACT